CTTATTGATTGGAGAATATGATGCCAACATATGAATACAGCTGCAAAGAATGCGGCACTTATGGATCAGTCCATAGGACTTACAAAGAGGATGATGGCGGTATGAATTGTCCTAAGTGTGGGCTAGACATGGCAAGAATCTACTCAACAGTAGGGTTAGTCTTTAAGGGCGAAGGTTGGGCTGGTAAGACTAAATGACCGAAGCAGGTTATGTAGATACTTGGCTCGAACAAGATGATTACAGATACAGTTGCAAGATCTATGTGATGTAGATCATAGTCCACATAGTGAGATGGTATAGACAATCTAGGCTAAGAGAGGTTGCTTTAATATGATACGCTCTAGGCAAGTATTTGCCCTAAAGGCAAAAACGCGAGCCCGTAAGGCTCAGCTCGCGAGGTGCTGGCTAGTCGGGGGAGCTCTGTTTGTTTTACAAACCTTTGCATTAGATACAGCTAAATCTCAAGAGATTAAAGTTAATACATTAAAACAAATAACATTTCATAAGATGAATTACAACTTTGAACAGTTCTATTGTCTTGATCAAATCGTATGGAAAGAATCACGATGGAATTACAAAGCAAAGAATCCTAACTCAAGTGCATTTGGTCTATTTCAAATACTCAAATCAAAAGAGAAAGATCCTATTAAACAAATTGATTTAGGGTTGAAGTACCTAGATAGACGCTATGATGGATGCGCCTGTACTGCGCTCGCACACCATAAACTTAAAGGATGGTATTGATGTCTAAGTCTGCAATAGGCACTAGACAATGGAATGACAAGATCAGACCACGCATACTTGCAAGGGATAACAATACTTGCTTCTATTGTGGACAATACGGAGATACTGTCGATCATTTAATTCCCAGAAGGCTGGAAGGTAATGATAGTGATGATAATTTAGTTTGTGCCTGTCGTAAATGTAATTATTCGAAGGGTGGGCGGTTTTTTGTGAGCCGACGGAGACCACCGACCCCCCTTTCCTTTTCTAACCCACAAAACACTTCGATCGCCCACGATCAGACCGGATCGCTTTGATCAACTTTGAAAAAGAATTGATCGACTCGATTCAGGCTCAATCAGAATTAGGAGGTGTGAAAACACCGCGTATTCACTCTCCTTTGAATGATTTGCCGTCTAAAGGTCAAGAAATGATCGACTTTGCAGCTGAGATCGGCATTCCCTTGATGGATTGGCAAAAGTTCGTGGCTATTCATGGTCATAAGGTCAAGCCGGATGGTCGCTGGCATCATTCCGAGGCTGGGTTATTGATTGCACGCCAAAATGGTAAGTCCACATTTATGATGCTTAGGATCTTAACTGGCATGTATGTATGGGGCGAGAACTTACAGCTATCTTCAGCTCATAGACTTACGACCTCGCTTGAAACCTTTAGACAAATGGTGTCGCTAATTGAGGGTAATGATAAATTAGCAAGTGAAGTAAAAAAAATTAGATGGCAACATGGTGCTGAGGAAATGGAATTAAAGGGCGGTCGCAGGTTTGTGGTAAAAGCAGCCAACAATGCTTCAAGAGGTATTTCTGCGCCATCGACTATCCATCTTGATGAGCTTAGAGAATATAAAGATGAGGATGCTTGGTCATCTATGCGATATACCATGATGAGTTCGAAAAATCCGCAGGTTTGGATTTACAGTAATGCAGGTGATCAGCATTCTGTAATCCTTAATAAACTAAGGGAGCGTGCATTAGCAGCCAGCACAAATCCTTTAGATACGATAGGTTGGTTTGAGTGGAGTGCTGAACCTGATTCGCCAATTACCCTTCCGTCGGGTGAAATCAATTGGCCAGCATTCGCTCAAGCCAATCCGTCGCTTGGAACTACAATCCATCCAGATAATTTAAAAGCGGTTATCAATGATCCACCTGATATTGTAAAAACTGAAGTATTGTGTTTATGGGTTGATACAATAAACTCAGCTATTGATGTTCAAAAATGGAATTTATGCCAGACTGACCCAATACCATTAGACCCTGACAAAGAAACATGGTTTGGATTAGATTTAAGTCCGGATCGTAAATTTGGTGCTTTAGTGGCTACTCAGAAGTTACCAGGAGAAAAATTTAATTTAGTTTTACTCCATACTTGGTCAAATGATTATTCAATCAATGATTTAGCGGTTGCAAACGATATTGCACCTTATGTAAGAAAATATAATGTTCAGACTGTCGCTTATTCCAAAAGGACTGCACAAGCTGTCGCAAGTCGGTTAGTTCCTGCTGGAATTCCCATTACTGATATGGATGGGGCGATATATGCTGAATCATGCGATCGGTGGTTAGGCGCAATTAATTCCCATCGATTACAGCATGGTGGTCAGGAGGAACTGACCCAGCAAACACTATCCGCTGCAAAACTGCCCTATGGGGATGGGTCATGGATCATCGGTAGGAGAGCAAGTAGAGTCGCAGTTTGTGCAGCTGTGGCATCTGCTTTAGCAACTTATTTTGCAACACAAGTAGAAACGGAAGTTGATATTCAAATAGCGTAATTTGTTGACTTTATGGTATATTATATGCTAATGGGATTATTTGATAGATTTAGAGCAACGCAAGAAAATCCAGTTGATGTAGCTGCATCACTTTCACCTTACAACGCACAGCAATTAGTTGGTGGAATTTTATTTGGAACTACAACTGCAACGCGTGAACAATACATGGCAATTCCTGCCGGAGCGCGTGCAAGAAATATAATTTGTTCAACAGTCGGATCTTTACCAATTGAACAATATAATCATTTTACAAATGAACACATAAGACCAAACCGAGTAATTATGCAACCAGATCCAAGAGTTGCAGGATCAGCAATTTATTCATGGATCGCTGAAGATCTTTTACTTTATGGCGTTGCTTATGGAATGGTAATGGATGCTTACGCAGCCACAGATGCTTCAAGAATTAGAGCATGGACAAGAATTGCTCCGGGTCGAGTATTTGCTTCATTAAATGGTAACTCAACAGAAATTGAGTATTACACAGTTGATGGAAAGCGAGTGCCACCATTTGGATTAGGTTCGCTAATTGTATTTAATGGATTAGATGAAGGAATACTTAATCGAGCAGGTCGCACAATTAAAGCTGCTGCATCATTAGAGCAAGCTGCTGAAATGTATGCAAAAGAGCCTATGCCACAAATGGTGTTAAAGTCAAATGGCACAAATTTAACTCCAGAGCGAATTACAAAGTTGTTAGAGTCTTGGAAAATATCAAGATCAACAAGATCAACTGCATTCTTAAATGCCGATGTTGAATTACAGGCTTTAGGATTTGATCCGGCTAAATTACAATTAAATGAAGCTCGCCAATACCTTGCTTTAGAAATTGCAAGAGCATCTGGCATTCCAGCTTCATTTGTATCTGCTGAAACTACTTCAATGACTTATTCAAATATGACAGCCGAAAGAAAAGCATTAATTGACTTTTCACTTCGCCCAATACTTACATCAATTGAACAGAGATTAAGTCAGCCTGATTTTGTGCCAAATGGCATGGAGGTTCGATTTGATATTGATGATTTCTTGAGAGGTTCAGCATTAGAGCGCGCTCAAGTTTATGAAATCCTAAACCGCATCGGCGCGATGAGCGTTGAGCAAATCCAAGAGGAAGAAGACCTAATACGATGAAAATTAGTTTCCCAATAGAGATAACAGCTGCTGATACAAATAAGCGCACAATCTCAGGAAAGATCGTTACATGGGATGAGCAAGGATCAACAAGTGCAGGATTAACTGTATTTGAAAAAGATTCAATTGATTTCTCAAAGCCAGTTAAATTATTGCTTGAGCATCAAACAACAAAGCCTTTAGGTAAATTAATTGACATAACTGCAACCGATTCAGGTTTAGAAGCTACATTCCGTTTAGCCAAAACTTTTCGTGCCGATGACGCATTAGAGGAAGCTGCAACTGGGCTTCGCGATGGTTTTTCTGTCGGAGTCAAAATTAATGAATGGAAAAATGAGGAAGGCGTGCTAAGAATTAAATCAAGCACACTTCAAGAAGTTTCACTCGTAACAGATCCAGCAATTGACAGCGCAAGAGTCGCTGAGGTTGCAGCGAGCGAAACACCAGAGAATTCCGAAGCAACCGCCGAGGAAACAACAACACAGGAGGACAAAGTGTCAGAAATTAATTCTGAAGCTCCTATCGCGACCGAAGCGGTAGAAGCGGCACAAGCTCCAGTTGTAACTGCAAACTACATGGCTTACACAAAGCCACGCGTAGATACAAATGTTACAGCAGGACAATATGCAGCAGCACAAATCCGCGCTATTCAAGGCGATACAGATGCACGCGATTTAATTGCAGCATTACAAATTGCAACAACAGGCGAGAACACAGGAATGGTTCCACCTAACTACCTACGCGATGTAATCGGAGTTATTGATTCATCCCGTCCATTTATTGATTCAATCGAGCGCGCTCCACTACCACCAAGCGGTCTTAAGGTGTTTACACCTGTGCTTGGAAATCAGGCAATTGTAGGACAAACTGCTGAGGGTGTAGAGTTTGCATCACAAGATACAGCTGTTACATTCCAAGAGGACACAATCGTAAAATTTGCTGGTGCAAATGTTGTGAATGTTGAACTACTTGATCGTTCAGACCCATCATTCTTAGATCTATTAATTCGTGAACTTGCTGCATCATACGCACAAAAGACAGATGCTTATGCAGCTAAGATCGCATCAGAAGCAGCAGCCGGATCAACCGGATCAACAATTTATGCAGCAATTGCTGATGGAATTGCAGATGCTTATGGCGTTATGCGCTTCACACCTAACCGCTTGATGGTTGCTCCTTCAGGTGGCGAGGATGGCATCGACTTCGCTGGATTACTTGGCGCAGTTGCAGATGGTCGTCCACTATTCGCAGCAGCAGCTCCACAAAACGCAGCTGGCTTAATTACACAAGGTTCAACAAATGGAACAGTCGCAGGACTTGATCTAGTTGTAGATCCTAACTACACAGGTGATAATGCAAATGTTAAGCACGCATTAGTTTACCCATCAGCAGCTATGAGATTCCACGAGTCAGGAACATTTGATATTCGTGCAAATATCGTTGCTAACGGCCGTGTTGAAATCGGTCTTTATGGTTATGTTTGCGCAGTAAATCGTTACCCAGCAGCATTCCGTAAGTTATCAGTAGCTTAATTTAACTGAGTGCCTGAGGTTGCTCCCGATCTCAGGCATCCATTAATGGGAGTAAGGAGATGACATGCCAAGTATAATTACAGCCACCGAGTTGCGATCTGTGCTTGGTGTGTCATCATCTTTGTATAACGATGCTTACTTAAATCAAATTATCGATACAGCAGAAACAGTTATTCTGCCAATGCTAGTTACATTCAAAAGCCCAATTGATAAAGTGTCGCTGACTGATAATGTCGCCACTTTTACTACACTAGGAATTCATGAATTTACCGAAGGACAATCAGTTGTCATCACAGGATGCGGATCACCATATAACGGAACAAGAACAATACTTGCAGACAATCTTGGCGCATATACCTTTTCGGCTGCAATCACAAACGCCGATGTCATCGAAGCAAATGTTATCCCATCTGGAGTCGCGACTTTATCTGGAGCATCAACTTATGTTGGAAACGCAGCTGTTCAATCAGCTGTCTATACAGTTTCAGTCGAAGTCTTTCAAGCCAGACTTGCCGGTGGAGGACAAATCGAAGGAGTAGATTTTACAGCCACGCCTTTCAGAATGGGTCGATCATTATTCAATAAATGCGTAGGATTATTAGGTAGTTATATGGATACTGAAAGCATGGCTCAATAGTGCCTAATGAAACAATCCTTCAACAGATTCGCACACCTTTAGCAACTGCCTTATCTAGCGTTGCAGGAAATGTTTATGCTTTTGTGCCTGAAACAGTTATTCCTCCAGCAGTAGTAGTTGTTCCTGATTCACCATATTTAGAATTTGAAACAATAAACAAAAGCAACATCAGAGCAAAAGTTAATTTTACTATTTCAGTTGCAGTTGCTTATAACAGCAATCCTGCATCGCTCGACAATATCGAGCAATTAATAATCAGCGTTCTGGCAGTTATTCCTGGTGGATATATTGTCAGCTCGGTCGAAAGACCAACAGTTACCACAGTCGGAGCATCGACTTTGCTTATCG